GACCCGTCGCGATCGTCCCCACATAGCCGAGGAATCCCCCGACCACTTTCTTGGGGTCGACCGCGATCGAATTCGCTTGGTTGGCCGTGTTCGTGGGGAACGTCGCGCCCGCGATATCCGCCGCGCCCGTTCCGTTCACATCCGTCGCACTCTGCAACTTGCCTGCGATCGATCCCGTCACCGCCCCCAACGCCTGGACCACCAAGATCTCCCCATCGAACTGCCGCACGTCCAGCCACTTCCCTGATCCGCTGGTCGCATTGGCCGTGGCCGCTGCTGAGATCGCATCGAGCAGGGCTGCCATCGTCGTTGCACTTGCCTGATTTCCTAACATGGTTCAATCCTCCCTTGTTCTGACATTCATTCCGCGTCAGTGAAACAAAATCACTTGTCTTTTTTGCTTGTCTTCGTACTCGATCCCTCGACCTTCGCGTGTTCCGCTTCCGGTTCGTCTTTCACGACTTCCACCGCGCCGATATGCGTTAGGAACGTCACCATCGCCGCGTCGAGATCCGCACATTCGCCGACCGCGAGGTGCCGCTCGACACCGATGCACACCCCGCGCTTGGCTCGTACCTTAATCATGTGGTCCCCCCTTATATTCGTCTGGTGAAAAGATCCGCGACCCCCGCGCCGCCTTGTCTTATGCCGACAGATTGACGGATGCGACAAAGGATTGCGGATAGCGCAGCATCACGTCCACCATCCACATGGCGCGGATGCCCACCTGGGCCGCATTGAACCGTGTTCCGCCGTTATCGGTGGACAACTCCAACACGCCCCATTCCCCGATAATGACTTCATCCCACGATCCAAACAGGAGATTCCCCGACGCCATCTGCTCGCTGGACATCGCGCGAAACCCAACCAGATTCCCGTCGAGCATATTCCCGGCCCAGACTGGCGTATCGGTGCTGGTGAAGCGTTGCTTCTGCATCAAGATCGCCGCGCCCGCCGTGTTCGTCACCCATCCTGGGTTGCCACGAATCGCGTTCGCCGCGCCCGCCGTCGAAATGAACGCCAACAGTTTTGCGTAGGTCACGGTAGCCGAGTCCTGTCCCGACGTGATGCCAGCCGTGTTCTTGATCCCGATCGGCTGTGCGCCGCCCGTGCCGTTAATTACTGCCGCATCGATCCCGTCGATCGCCACATCGCTGGCGAGATCCGCCATGACGAACGACTCCGCAGACGGGGACGCCTGGGCGAGTAATTGCTCCGAGACATCCGTGATTGCGATACACGTCTTCGGTGTCATCGAGAGTTGACCGAGCGTCTGATCCGCCGCCGTGACCGCCGCGCCTTCACCCGCCTGCCAGGTGATCGACGGTTTGCCCGTCTGCCGCGAGAACGTGACATTGCCCTGCAACCCGCCCAACACCCGCGCGCCCATCGCCATTGCGACAGACCGATTGCGCAAGATGTCGATGAACCCCATGTTGTTCACGTCCACCATGTACCCGCCCTTCGAGCCTGGGATCGTGGACATCGCCCGCTGAACTGCTTCCGGACTCAATGGACGCTGCAAGATTTCCGACGGAATCAGAATGCTGGACGACTTCGCCCGACCAAGTTGTTTCGCGATCGCGCGCGAACACTCCAACTCAAACGCCGCTTCTTGCATCAACTCCGGTTGCTGTGCGCCGAACCGCAGCGCCCGAATCGCCCGAAAGAGCGAAAAGTTCTGCGTCTCTTTGTTGGTCAGTCCCAACCGTGCCGCCATCAACGGCTTCTGCCGTCCGCGCTCTTCCATCACGTCGAGGATTTCCTTCGCAACGAGAGTCAACGGCGTCCCGTCCTCGACCCATCGCGCCTCAACGCGGGCATCGATCTTGTTCGATTGACAGAGATGGAGAATGGCTTGACGCCGTTCCTTCTCCGCCTCGACCGCGCCGACCTTTACTTCCGGTTTCACCTCTGTCTCGATTGCCATGTTCAACCCCCTTGTAATGACGGGTAATTCCGCCTCTGGTTTGTAACTGATCTTCCGCACCGCGTACTCGACGCCCTCCACGTTCCGCCCTAACCCCACCGAATAGTCCGCCGGGACCGGCGCGATCGACACCTCGTGCGGCATCCATCGCGTGGCCGTGAACACTTCCGTCTTCACGTCTTCCTCGATCGTGTCAATCTGATACCGGATCGAGACGTTGCGGAGCCCCCCGTCCATCATGGTCTTGATCTCTTGCGCGCGCGCCGTCTTGAACATCGACGCGTCCACCGTGAGTTTCCCCTTCGCGACCCGCGCGCCGACGATCATGCCAATCGGATCATTGGAATTGTGATTGAATAAAAACGGCATGGCCCCCGCTTCGGCCCGCGACAGATCCACCGCAGACGGATCATGTGACAACACCTCAGTCCCCCACCACCGCTCAACCGGCGCTTCCGACGACGCCGAGAACGTCAACAGATCGTGGCCCGCCTCCGTCTTCCGCTCCATCCATTCCACCGCAGTAAAGACTCGTTCCAGCAATCCCTTCTGCTGGATCGTCTCCTCGCGCCTGACATTCTCCATGTTAGTGACCCCCTTCCAAAACGTGATCCTGGATGAATCCTTCCGCCGTCTTGACCGCCGCGTCCGCCGCGTCTTCCGGATCTTCCGGATCTGCCGGATCTGCCGCATCGGGTTTCTTTGGCGGTGCCGCTTGTGCGACCGGCTTGGGATTCTTCATCGCCGCCGTTTCCACCGTGGACGGGTCGGTATCGAAGATCAACCCCGCCGCCTTCATCGCCTTCAGTTCGTACTGGCGCTCTTTCAAGACATCTTCCAGATCACGCCCGTCCCCCGTCGCCCCGATCACTGCGGACACCGTGGTGAATCCATTCCGGATCGCCTTCTCGTAGGCTTCGACCTCTTTCGTCGGATCGATCCACGACCATCCCCTCGGCTTGAAGCGCACCGCCTCAAACTTTTCGGGTTTGATCGCATACTGCGCGAGACTCACCTTGGTGATCGCCCCCGCGAGCACCGCGCGTTCAAGCCACACATCGTGCAACCGCTTTCGGAAGCTCCGAATAAACCACATCTGCAACATACGCCAGAGATCCCGATCGTCCATCAACGCCAACCGCGACGAAGAATAATTGCTCTGTGAATAATCACGGCTCAGACTTTCGTAACTGCACCCTGTCCCCGCCGCGACTTCACGGAGCATCATCCGCATGAACGGATCGAGATGCGTGTTCGGTCGATTCGGCGCCGCGAAATTAAACTTTTCCCCCGCCCGCAACTTCTCAATGATCGCCGGTTCCAATTCGACTTGACTCGACCCGTCCTCCTGCTTCGTGCCCCATTCGTCATTTTCACCGGACGGCGATTCAATGAAGCCCATGTAGCACGCCGCCCCACGCGCCGCCGTGATCTCCGCCTCCGTCAACCCATCCATGTCTTGAAATTTCCGCCCGCTCGCGTGCATCCACGGCATCGCCCGCGTCTGAGGCCATCGCTCAATGATCCGCAGATGGATGATGTCCGCTGCCGAGACGCGTTCGATCGCGCCGATCTCCGTCGTCGCGAAGCGCAGATCGCCAGGGTGCAACGTCCGCAGGTAATACGCCTGTGGTGCGCCGAACCCGTTCACCTCGATCCCGAGTCGGATCGTATTGCCACTCACCGCAGGTGCCGGGAATCCGTCGTCCGCGATCCGTTCCGGCTCGATCACTTCCAACGCCAACGGGACCGAGGAATCGCCCACCGCAAACGGATGCAACCGAATGAAGATCTCGCCCGCTTCGAAGACCTCCCCGATCGCCATTCGTTCCAAATCTGAAAAATGCAACACCTGTCCGACGTGGCATTCGTCCGCGCACATCCACGCCTCCCACTGTTCCTCGATGTCGTCGTTAATGATTTCATTGAGATCGTCGCGCGTCGTCATTACCTTGGCCTGCATCCCGATCCCAGACCCGACGACGTTGTTTTGCACGATCACTTTCGCCCGCTTCGCGTAGGCCGCATCGCGCACCAACTCGCGCGACCGATTGCGCGCCAGTTTGAGACTCGACGACAGTTCCGCATCTTCACTGGTGGTCGATCGCCCGAATCCCGTCGTGAGTCGCCCAGGCTTTCCCAAACTATACATGCGCGCAAACGCCGACCCAGGACCAGGAAGACGAGTGGATGATAAAAGAGAATTGCGACGAGGATGGAAGAGTCGTGAGAGGACCGCCTTGATCCGTTCAAACATGCCGTCCCTCCTGCGTGGTGATTTATACGATCACGACGCGTGAGATACAGCACGCAGAAAGATAATGACAGTGGGAAACCGTGGAAGGTATGAACAACCGTGGATGAACTTACGAGGACGATTCCCTATAGCGCGTAACAAATCCGACTCGAAACGCCCTCACATCACGCGACGGGATGCGCCAATCTTTCAGCAACTTGAAGGCATGAGGAAACGCCGTGCCCGTTCCTAGCATTGCATAGATCGTATTGGGATGGATCTTCAATTCTTGAACCACTTGCCGAACTGATAAATATGCAACCTTTTTATTCCCCATTGCGCGTGATCCTCCTCCCGGTTCCATCGAACACATTCAACGGTGGCTGATATTTCTCAATAAACGCCCCCTCGATCTCATCCAATCGCTCACGCGTACAGGAATGCAAGATCACCGAGACGACGGACTTCATGCGTTTCAGATGTGTCGCGATCCGCGCCAACACATTGACCGATTGGCCCACGTAGAGGACGCGCTGATCGCTATCGAGCAGGACGTACACGCACGGCCCAGACATCGCCGGAAGAATCCGAAATCGTGTGCGCCCATCCGTCCGTTGAAACACCTGTGTCCCGCGTTGATCGTCACGGTTCGCCTCCTCTTTCAAATCCCGCACCGCATTCAATCCTCGTCTTTGCTGCAACAACTCTATATCAGAATCAGGCACCTTCCATCCATCTTTGACCCTACGCGCATTAGGGAAAATCGTCCCGTCGTCCAACCATTTGTAGATTGTATTCTCATGCTTTTGAAATAATTCCGCCAAGTCCTTCACCGTCAAGTATTTCATTATCTCCACCCCTTCACGAATCCCCGACGCGGCCGCACGCGAGTACCGGCGGGAATCATCAAGGGATTCGGTTGCGACCATTCGGCGTTGCTCAGTGGCATCGCGATGGGAGAGGCCGCGGGTTTCTTCGCCCGCTCTTCGTCCGCCGCTTCCAAGAACGTCGCGCGGATATCGAGCATATTGGCGTTCAACGAATAAAAGGCCGCGTAGGCATACACCCGCACGTCTAACGCCTCGTTGCGATCCCGAATTTTTTCATACGACCGCACCGGAAACCCTTTGCGATATTTAATCGTGGGACGTTCCGCCGTGAGCATCAGGAAATAGTCCTCGTCGTACATCGGGAAGTGCATATAATTTGCGCCCGGGACTTCCGCGCGCATCGCCCCAAACACCGCGTCCTTCGCCGAATCTACGCCGAGAATCCACAAATGCAACCCCGTCGAGCGCACCTGCGCTTTAGAGAGAATGGCGATCGGTCTGCCTGCGCCGTCTTCCCCTTTCACCGCGAAGATCTGCCGGATCTGTCGTTTGCGAACAAACGAATAGACGATCGCCGTGAACGCCGACGCATCGATAAACGTCCTCACGATGCCCAACTTGACGCCCTCCACCGATAACCAGGTGCGCGACAATTCCACGTCGAGTTCTTTCCACACCGCCGCCCGCGTCGTATCGCCCCACAGCACCCCATACTTGACTGACCACGACTCCATCTCCATGCCCCACCCTACGACTTCATACTCGATTCGGTCTTGCTGAATATCCACGCCGCACGTCAACAGATACACGCCGTCAGGGATCTCCTCCGTCCAGACTTC